TCTACACAACACACAATATATACACATGACAGACAAGTACGTTAAGAAAGCAGAAAAGGAAGTTAAGGTTAAAGGAGAAGAACATGGACCCAGGGGGCCCTGTTTTACTATTAGTAAAGGTCTTATTACCACTACTAGTATCAAGTATAAGTTGCATGCTGAGGGAAAGAAGATCCTCACCGATTTCTTCACTGAGAAGATGCCAGCTAAGGACTCAGACAAGGATAGACTAAGATTCAAGGAGATGGAAGCTCATCCACACCCCGTAGGTGCTATGGGGAGAGCTTTTCTCAGTGACTTGGTTTATTACAAGTATGAGACCAATGCTATCATCTATGAACCCAGTGTTAGCAAAATCAGATTATATAATCGGACTGATTTTGACGGTAAGGAACTCAGCAATCGAGTTTACTCGAGCACTTCATTGATAGATAGTCGTGATATTATTAGGGAAAGAAACAACAGGCGAAGAATGGAACATGATTTATTAAATCATTGCTCAAATGAGTGTCGTTTGAGTAGCAAATTGGTTGTTTGTAAAAACAAGATTTGTGACCAGGATTACGAAGTTGTTCTCGGAACTGAAAATATTTATTACCCGGGAGTTTTGGAGGGTATGTGTAACAGGATCAGAGCTAAGAAAGGAACGGGATATGCCGTATTCAATGATTATCACGCTAGTCTTTTGGTTAAAGGGGCAAAAGGATTTTGTGCCGATGGTGAGAGTTCCTATCTCATCGAAGGTTCCAAGGTAACTAGCACTGTAGTCGGTAATTATGCTCCTTATGAGCATGGTTTCCTTAATACAGGAGGTCAGATGAGTTGGCAATACAAGATCTCGCTGCCAAAGTTTGATGGTGATGGAATGGAGGATGTATACGTTTTGTTCGAGGTTTTGGAAACTTTGTTAAATAAGGATGTTCCTATGAGATTGGTCAAGTTTTACACTGTTTCGGTTGACGAATTCAGGGAGGTTGGTTCTGAAGGGGGTTTTGAGAATGTTGTTGCATTCGATACCATCTTTTATGAACACAAGGACCCTGAAGTATCAACTGATGTAAGCATGACCACATCAGAGGAAATCACTGTTAAGGCACCCATAGAAGTAACTAAAACCACAAGACAAGGCGACAGCGAAGTAACAAAACTGCAAGATGCAATAGTTTTGACTGAGCTGGGGGGAAAGAAATCTATTAAACAGGGACAATTGCAACTAAACCTGTCCGATAGAAAGCAGACCCCTTACCATGGTTGGGACGGATTAGATTTCATTATCAGACAATTCAAAGAGTCATCAGAGAAACTCTTTGTTAACGATAGTGAAGGAAAATCTTACCTGAACTTGGAACTATACGAATCCAATTGGTTAGGATTGAAGACTAGAACCAAGCACCTAAGGGCAGAAGTAAGTGTGGTAGCTAAAGCTTATCATAAAATAGCAACCAAGCAATTGGTATCCACTATTGATAATGCATGTGCCGCAGCCCAAAGAGAACTTGAGAAGGAAATGGACTTCTCCCAGACCCTTAATTTCCCAGAAGCATTCGCTATAGCAAGAATAATGAGAGCACAACAAACCCAAAGACTTATTAAGACTCTTAACGCTTCTACTTCGGTAGATTACGTCAAGAAAAATTCCAAATAAGTTGACTGCAGTGTGGGCTTAACGGCCCACACCCCAGCACCTTTCCAAACACTCTATTCATCTTGTGTGACGGTTCCGGAAAGACTTACCCTTAATAAAGGTAGGTTTTGTACGAAATTCGAACTAATAGGTGATGCCAAGAGGGATGGATTGGTGTGTTCCAAAGCAGAGGGACACGTTGGGGCTGCACAAATATTCTGTACGCTTAGACACCCTAGGTACAGAACTAGTACAGTTAAGCACCATTGTAACTGCACCGATTTTAGCGCTTGCAACCGTGCCTGTGGAAATCAGGTAGGCCCAGACAGAAAAGTACAGGAAGATTTTAGCTCGTGGTTTAGATCTAAGATTATCCCTGAGTTTATGAATGCACTGGACAAGGAGAACATCAGTGTAGATCACAATAAATGGCTTAAACGTTTTCCTGGTTCTTACCAGAAGAAAATTGAGCGAGCCATAGATGTCGAAAATCAAACCTCTGACAAATATTCTTACGAAGCCTTTGCCAAGATTGAACAACAGTTTACAACTGTTCTTCATGAAGACAAGGACACTAGTAAGAATGATGTCAAAGAGAGGCAGATTTGCGGACCATCTGATCAAAAGAAACTCTTCGGTAATCCTTTTATTTATGAACTTGAGGGAGTGGCTCACAGACATTTGCCAGAATATTGTGGTCGTAAGAATTGGATGGAAATCTGCGAAACCATAGACTCGAAAACTCAACACATGAGTGATCCTGTCTTTGGTGCCGCTGACGGATCCGGATTCGATATGACTCAATTGGCCTGGCAAAATGAATTGATGAATGAATTGATAATTGCAGCTGCAGAACATGTTAATGTCTCATGGTGTGAACCTTTGACAGTACATGAACTAAAGCGAGTTCTCATGGAATCCATCAATTTAAATGTTAATAGTGGCAATGTGAAATACTCGACTCAAGGAAGAGCCTCGGGTGATGGTTGGACGACTTTTGGTAACACCATGCTTATGAGAGCTTATTGGATGTATACTTTCTATAAAGCCGGAATTACTGATTACTTCTTATTAATAAAAGGAGATGACGTTTTGATGGCTTTCGAAAGAAAACACCTAGAGCACTTTAACACAGTGTGGCCCAAATATTTTACGTCAACCAAAACAGCCCAAGACCATGGACTAGGTCAAATCTGTACTAAGATCAAGTTCGGAGACATTGTAGAACTTGACTTCCTATCTAACCATTTCTTCAGGACAAAGCACGGAAGCTTGCGAATGACTAGGATACCAGCTAGAATAATTCAATCTAATTCATGGTCTACCAAGGCTGTGCCTTTTATCCAACTCCCTAATTACCACAAGTATGCCCAAGAACTAACCTACTCCAAAGGTATGTGTCTGAAGGCATGGGCTGGTGGTTTGCCCATATGGAGTGTTCTCGCCGATAAAATGATACAACTTGGAAGACCGGGTACTCATACAGAGTTCAATGAGTACTCAGATTCTGTTAGAGTGTGGCACGATAGAGATGACAGTGCTGCATATAAACAGTATCTACATGATTGGTTTGGACTTACTGAATCCGAAATCACTAACATCGAGAAATCCATCGCATCGATTACTAGTCTGACAGGTAGTGTATATATTCCCGAACTTGATAAATTGTACGACGGTTTGGAATAAATGTCGCCTCCCAGGGTACTAAACTCCCTTCAAAGATAG